AACGCAGTGGTGTCTTCAAAGATTTCATAAGTAAGTTGCGACTAGCACGACACGTCTTGTACCGTTAATGGGTTGCTCAATACTATGGAACCCATCAAATATTATTATATCATCTTCTTGTGGTTTGTGCGAACTACCTTCAACATTTGTAGCACCACCTTCAAATTGATTGAGGTATACTACTATATTATTTGTCTCAAAATTATGATCCATATGTAAAGGTGTAGTGTACCCATCAGTATAGTGTGTAGCGTTTACATTGATCCTAAGTACACTCTTAACCTTGATTTCATTTGCCATAAAGATTTCTAAGAGAACCTTGTTAGCAATGTTTAACCATTCTGATTGCTGTGTAGGCATGAGTGACTCTTCAAAACCAGGTCTTGCCAGTATGGTGTGACTATAGTACGCAGGACTAGCACCATCACCTTTAAAATAATTCCAAGGGAATGCCATGCTATTGACATCACTCTTGAACCTACGATAGGTTTGTGTTAGTGGATTATCTATTATTTGAATTGACATTCTACCATGATCTCCGTGAGTGCTGCTAGTAGATTGATCTCTTGATCAGCAACAAATGCTATTTGATACTGATACTTTGCGATGACCAATACAGCAGAGGGTATACTACTTGGTAACAACTTAGCATACAGTGTGTCATACAAGTTGCGTAGTATAAGGTTAGGATCATTGTCTAGATTATCAACGACCCACTGCCTGACATTACCATAGTCCTTCCGTGATAAAAAGTCAACTAACTTATCAACGTTAGTGTCTACCATGGCAGCAAGGATACCTGTGTCAATACTTCCAGAGGTAGAATATCTCTGTAGTTCATTGAGCACACGTCTCCAGTCTGGGAAGTATCTTTGAATCAGTTCTGCTACAACTTTCTTATCATATGTCACCTTCTCTTCTTCTAATATATTATTCAACCTACCAAAGAATGATGCCATGATCTGTTGCTTCTCATTCTTTTGGATCTGAAAATCTATACAACTACACCTTGAGTGTATAGGTTCTATTATCTTATTCTTAAAGTTACAAGTGAATATGAACGAACAAGTCTTATGAAATTCCTCAATGAATCCACGGAGGAGAAGTTGTACGTCGTGGGTGGTATTGTCTGCCTCATCAATAATAATGACCTTGCGTGAGGATCCACCCAAGAGGGAAACAGTTGATGCAAAGTTTTTTGCTTGACTCCTGACGGTATCAAGGAACCTGCCTTCGTCAGATCCGTTAATAACATATGAATCTACTCCTAATTGTTTACATAATGCCTTGGCAACAGTAGTCTTACCGATACCCGCTGTCCCAGATAGTAATAGATTAGGTACCTGACCCTGCTCTACTATCTGTTGGAATGTATCCTTGATCCTTGAGGGCAAGATACAATCTTCAATCTTCTGTGGACGATACTTCTCGACCCATAGAAATTCTTTCATGATAAAACTGTGTTAATTAAAATCCGAGTCTGATGCTCAGAGGGGGAGTATCCTGTATGGAGATAGTTCCCATCAAATAGTACCATACGTCCTGCCTTCGGAGCAATAGTCTCCTTGATAGGTAGGTTACCTGTATCACAATATTCTTTTGCCCACTTAGTTTTGTGGTCATAGATTACTGTGTCCCCATCACTATCATTAACATATACTATACACGCTACGTGCGGTTGATCTATGTCGATGTGAGGTGGGTGTAGGTATCTGTCATGTAGAACTGTCATGTCTAGTCTACACCTTAGAATGTGATCTGCCTTTGCTATATCTTTGATACGATATATCAAAGGTTTGATCAGTGTTGCTATAGGTGTCTCTTCAAACTTATCAGGTTGCCATGGTGGTAGTAGACCAATAGAAAACCCGAAGTCTTCTATCAAGGCATCATCATATTTCTCAAGAGACTGTGACCCTTGAAAGTACCATGGGGTACTAGCAGGATCACACGCACTTTGTATGTCTTCTAAGTATGAAGGCGATACGAAATCATCGTATACCGCTAGATCAATTTTCCTCATAGGATGAGTCAGGTTCTAGAGCGATAAGGTAGACAACTCCATCGGAGGACACCCATTGACTAGCACCAGATTTACTGATCCTTACATTGTAACCTGTGTTAGCGTTACTATAATCTAACTTGTAGATGTTCTCTGACTTCAACTCAAAAGAGAATGTAGCATCGGTGCTACCTACTGCTATAGAGTATGTGTTAGATGATGCGTTCTCTCTGTCTCTGATCTCAACAGATACAGTACCATCCCTACCTACGATAGCAATGTCTTCTAGGTGACCATAGATTGATAGAGCAGTTCTGATCCTGTTAAGGTCAGAGATGTCTAAATCAAACTCACATTCAATACTAGGTAGTACAGGAAACTTCTCAGGAGGTTGCTGTACGATAGAAGGATCAGCAAAGAAATACTTTGCCTGTGTTCTGTTTGTTCTCACTGTAACGAATGCTTGATTGTCAAAGATGAGATCTCCTTGATTGTCAGTAAGACTCATTACCTTTAAGAACTCATCTAGATCATAGATGGCAAAGTCTTGTGGAAATGTTTCTTCTATTGTTGTCTTAGCAAGAACATTCTTTTGGATTGAGAGAGAAGATAGTTCATTACCTTCTTTAAATTGGATCGACCTATTAATCTTTGACAGGTTGGTCAAGATCCTGATGGTGCGATCAGAAAGTTTCATAGGGTTCAGTGTCTTCACGTTGTTTTTCTGTAAAATGATATAGGAGTACGCAATAATGAATTGCTTTTAGAATATCCCTGCTAGGGAATCCCTTCTTATCGTATCGAGACAAATACTTAATAGCATTTGAACGACAGAAGGCAGGGGCATCACCCACTGCTTCGATAAGGTCTAGAGTCTGGACGTTGGTCTTCTTTGAGGTATAGTGACCTTGGTAGGTGCTAGTGATATACTCTAAAGCTTCCTTCAGTGCTAGATCCTCATCGTATTTACAACGTAGGGTATTGTCGTTAATACCCATTGTTGTATGTTGTATGCTCTCGATTGATTCTCGTAGCATTTCTTTTGCTGAATCTTTGTTCATAATCTATTTTACACTGTAGTCTCGTTATTGTCAACGTTGAAGTCAACATTAGCATCTACCTTGTCATACAACTCTTGTAGTGCTTGCTTTGTCTCGTCATCGAATCTGTTGATACAAGTAGAGATTGACTTCTCTTTAGAACCAAAGATAGCATATGCCTTAACGATGTGTACCAGTCTACGTGTACTGATTACCTCATCAATACCGCCCTCCTTGAATGTGCTACGGATGATGTTTGCCCAGTCACATAGGTGCTTGATGTAGTCCTTGTCGTTACAGTGGAAGGCAAGTATCTTTGCTTCGGTGACAGGTGTAGGGTACTCCTGCTCTAGAGTGATAGGGAATCTCTCAAGGAATGCTTCGTTGAGTACGTTAGTACCTACGAATCTACCATCATCAGAACCCTTACCCTTTGTGTTAGCAGTAGCGATAACTGTGAAACCTTTAGCAGGTTGTACGTACCTACCTGTTTTCTTGAGGAAGACACCCTTACCTTCTAAGATAGATTGTAGACATAGTACTTTGTTAGATGCTAGGTCAACCTCATCAAGTAGGAGCACAGCACCCTTCTCAAGTGCCTCTATGACAGGACCATTGTGCCAAACAGTGTCCCCATCAACAAGACGAAAACCACCAATAAGATCATCCTCATCTGTTTCTATAGTAATGTTAACACGGATCAACTCACGTCCAAGAGTAGCACATGCTTGCTCTACAGAGTATGTCTTACCGTTACCTGACAATCCTGTAATGAACATAGGGTAGAACTGTTTAGATCTCAATACTTTTCTGAGGTCATTGTAGTTACCGAATGGTACAAACTCTGGGTCTTTAAGTGGAACCAAGTTTTGTGATAGTGATTGTTCTGTCTTAAGATTAGCAGAAGTTGTCTTGGTTGGCAAGTCAGGTGTCTTTGCTACAATCTTCTCAAGTTTTGCTTTTGCTTTAGCAACTTGTGGTTTGTTTGTAAGTACAAAGTGAAAACTTTTAGTCGTTGCTGAATACTCATAACCAAGTTTTTCAGTCATACGTCTGACCATTGCTCTCTTCGTAACAGAGAAATGATTTGCCATCTCTGTAACCGTAGTAGATGGTATAGATGTTTTATCTAAACCTTCAGACTTTATGTGATCGAAGAACTGATCAGATGTGTACTTGCTGTTGGAGAAAGTGTTGCCTTTTTTGAAAGTCATGTTACTGTGAATTGCTTATGTACTTAATTGTACAGGGTGCTAGCACCCATGTCTACACTCAGTGGACACTTATTTTATTGTCACATCTGACCCACCGTATTCACCCATGCGTCCTCTAATAAAAACATCAAATGCCACTGCGTATCTCTCATTCTCTGTCTCATTCTTTTCTACGTTATGTATTACCTGACTAGGGAAGACCACTAGCATACCATTCTCAGGTTTGAGTCTCCAGTTCTGTTGAGTGTACTTATTAAAGAAGTCTACATCAGGTGACAGTGTAGGCATAAAACAATTAGGGAACAGTTGTCCCTTCTCTATCACTAGGTCACCACTGTGTTCACTCACATCTAGGTAGTATATACCTGAGAATATACTGTTCATGTGACAGTGGTTCTGTGCCCAGTCACCAGGCATATGCTTGATACCCCATGCTCTACACACATCAATATAGACGTACTGAGATACCTTCAACTGCTGATGAGCAAAGTATTTTACTGCGTCAGATATCTCATGCTTCAGTGAACGTAATTCTTTATTGCTGAATATATCTCTGGAGTGAGAGATGTATCCATTGTCCATCGCAGTGCGATCATATTCTAATGTCTTTACATACTCCAACCACTCCTGTCTCAGAGGTATCTCACTCTGGAATACAGGGGTGGGGAATAGACTATGTACTTGTGGTCTCATGCTATAACTGAAATGAACTCATTCAATATTCTCTTGGATGTTTTCTTGTTCTTGAGTGACTT